TGTCACACTTAACAGCGTTGATTTGTCAGCGTTTGTTACAGCTGTGACGATCAACCAATCATTTGACGAGCTTGAAATAACAGCAATGGGAGATACAGCCCACAAATTTGTCAAGGGATTAGAGGCAAGCACAATAACACTTGATTTCTTAAATGATAACGCCGCAAGCGCAACAATACAAACATTGCGTGCAGCTTATGGCACAACAGTTCCATTAACAATCAAGCAAACCTCAGCTGCAACTAGCGCAAGCAATCCGCTATACAGCACAACAGTTTTAATTAACAATTTGCAAAACGTAAACGGCGCAGTAGGTGACATCTCTAATCAATCACTTACTTTGACCTGCAACAGCGTTATTACAGTAACTACATCCTGATAGGTTGACCAATGGCACAATTAAAAATCACTAGGGTTACAGGCGAGGTTACAAACCATAAAATTACGCCTGGTGTTGAATATGCCTTTGAGTTAAAGTATGGATCAGGTATTGGCAAAGTCCTACGTGACCACGAACGGCAAACAGAAATCTACTGGCTTGCTTGGGAGTGTTTGCGTAGGGCTAATGTCACTGTGCCTGTATTTGGATTAGATTTTATTGACACGTTAGACACAGTAGAAGTATTGGATGACGAAAAAAAATAAATAGGCGGGGATCGGTGCTATACACAATAGCCGAGCTGAGTGTAGAAACTGGGATACCGCCTAGAGAATTTTTAGATATGGACATCGAAATGTATGCCGCAATTATACAAGTGCTGACCGACAGAGCTAAGGAGATCAAAAATGCCAGTAGAGGTCGTAGGCGTTAAAGATGTCCTAAATGGTTTAAGTTTTGTTGACCAAGATATGCGTCAACGAATTAGAAATGCCATTGATCCTCTTATGCGTAATGTTGCAAGCAAAGCAAAAAGTTTTGTGCCTAGCAATGAGTCAGTATTGTCTGGTTGGGTAAAACCACTAACATCTAATGTGTCGTATAGACCATTTCCGAAATATGATGCAAATACAGTAAAAAGTGGCATTGGCTATAACCCTGGTGAAAATAAAACATTGCGCAATGGTTTTGCAGTTAGTAACTATGTTTACAACGTCAGTCGTGCGGGGTCAATATACGAGACTGCAGGTCGTTTAAACCCACGAGGTAGAGCGCCATTTGAAATGTTAGCTTCACAGGGTGCTAGTGGTCAATACACGCGTCGATCTGCAAAAAGCAAAGCATTTGAGGAATTTAAGTCAAATAACCCATTTGCAAGTCAGCAATTTATAGCAGCGTTAGAGCCCGTTACATCACAACCAAAAATACCTGGCGCACGTGGCGGCGGGCGCAAAACCAAAGGCCGTTTAATTTACAAAGCTTGGTCACAAGATAGTTTTAAGATATATGAGGCAATACTCAAAGCAATAGATAATACAGCTGTGCAATTTAACAGGATTACAGAAATAAAAAATAGGAAAGCAGCGTAATGGCCAACATATTTGTATCAGCAATAGCAACATTTAACGGCAAAGCATTAGCCAAAGGCAAAAAAGAAATTTCGGCTTTTGACAAACAAGTTAATAAATTAGGCAAAACTTTTGCTAGCGTGTTTGGCGCTACAGCACTTCTAAGGTTTGGAAAACAAGCTGTTGCAGCATTTGCAGCTGACGAAAAAGCGGCTAAAGCATTAGAAACACAGTTAAAAAACACAGGCTTTGCATTTGCAACACCTAGTGTGGAGTTTTTTATTGCTAACCTACAAAAAACAACAGGCGTACTAGATGATGAGTTGCGACCAGCATTTCAGCAATTATTAACAGTCACAGGGTCAATAACAAAAAGTCAAGATGCATTGTCAACAGCGTTAAACGTTAGTGCAGCTACAGGTCGATCATTAACAGAGGTTAGCGCAGCCTTAACACGTGGATTTAGTGGCAACACAGCAGGATTGAGTCGTTTAGGTGCTGGCATAAGTAAAACGACCTTAAAAACTGGCGACATGGACAAGATACTTGGTGAGTTAAATAAAAAGTTTGCAGGTCAATTCGCAGCCAGACTAGAAACTTACGCAGGCAAAATGTCGCTGTTAAATGTAGCAGCTGAGGATGCAAAAGAAACAATAGGCAAAGGTTTAGTTGATGCGCTTGTAAATTTAACAAAAGACAAAAGCATTGAAAATTTGACAAACGATATAGATAATTTAGCAACAGGTATTGCAAATGTAATTACTGGTGTTGGCAATTTAGCTAAAATACTAAGCGATTTAAAAAATACACCTGGCATAAAACAGTTGATTGATATTTTAACATTTGGTAATTTGTTAAACAATTTGAAATTTTTAGGTGCAACATCGCAAACAAAACCTACATCTAACTTTACTTATTCTTTAGGTGCTAGCGCAATGCTAGATGTAGAACGTGCTAATGAGGCAAAAAGATTAAAAGCAACTAATTTAGCACGTAAAAACGAATTAGCCTTACTGAACGCAAAAAACAAAAAACAAACAGAGGTCGACAAATTAGCCGAGCAATTCGACATTGAGCGCATAGGGCTTATGAAGGCGTTAAACGAAACAACGGATGCGGAAACAAAACTGCGTTTACAGGCAAAAATTGCAATACTAGACAATAACGAGGCGCTAGCAAAAAAATTAGCAGCAGAAATGGAAGCAGCACGCAAAGCTGCAGAATTAGCGGAGGCAGCACGTAAAGCAGCCGAGGCGCTTGCTGCGGCAGGCAAAGCTGCACAAGTATTTGCAATGGGTGCTGTGCAACGTGGCGAGTATGGCGCAAGGCCTTTAACAGCACCAAGCGTGCCTAGTTTGCCAACATTTGAGCCGCTACCTACATTTGTGAGCGCACCTGTAATGATGGGTGCTGTACAACGTGGCGAGCATATTGTAGTCAATGTTGCTGGCAGCGTATTAACAGATCAAGATTTAACAGACACAATTCAACGCACGATTTTGCAGATCAACAAACAAGGCAGAGGTACAACACCTGCTGGCGGCCTATCTGGTGGCACATAATGGCAGCACCTACAGTAAATGCAATTATAAATTTTAGCACTGGCCCTAGTTTTGCGCAGGCCATGATTTTGGATACAGGCGAATTAGATGTAAACATACTTGCAGATGCAGCTAGTGTTATTGTTGATGTGTCTAACAAAGTTAATTACGTGCATACAACACGTGGCCGTAGCGCACTTGCAGATCAATTCCAAACAGGTAATTTAACCTTGCGCATTGTAGATCAAAACGGCGACTTTAACCCTAGCAACCCTGCCTCGCCCTACTACACGTTGCTAACCCCAATGAAAAAAGTGCAGATAACAGCAACGCACAGCGGCACAACCTACGGCATATTTACAGGCTACATTACAAGTTATGTAACAACACAACCTAGAGAAGCAACAGATGTTGCATATACAACCATTACAGCTGTAGATGCGTTTAGACTTGCACAAAACGCACAAATTACAACAGTTACAGGTGCGAGCGCTGGTGATTTATCTGGCACACGCATAGATCAAATACTGGATGAAATTGATTGGCCTGCAACCATGCGTGATGTCGATGCAGGGTTGACAACATTGCAAAACGACCCAGGCATATTACGCACTGCTTTAGCTGCTATGCAAACAGTCAGCGACAGCGAGTTTGGCGGTTTGTATGTTGATGTTAACGGCCATTTTGTATTTCAAGATCGCAACGTAACCGCAGGGTCAATAGGTGGCACAGTCACTACATTTGCAGATAATGGCACAGGCATAACTTACGCAGATGCTAAATGGAAGCTAGATGACACCCTTATATTCAACAGCGCCAGCGTTACAAGGGTTGGCGGCACAGCACAAACAGACACAAACGCTGCCAGCGTAAGTAAGTATTTTGTGCATAGTTACAACATACAAGATTTGCTAATGCAGACAGATGCCATAGCGTTGCAATGGGCGCAAGCATTTGTTGCAAGTAGGGCAGAAACAGAAATTAGATGCGATGGCATAGAGCTAGATTTATACACAGACAACTACAGCTCAGGCATTGTGGCAGCACTTGATTTAGACTTTTTTGACCCTATACGTGTAATTACAACGCAACCAGGTGGCTCTACCCTGGACAAAACTCTGCAAATTTTTGGCGTGTCAACTACCATAACACCCAACAGTTTTAGGGTATTTTTTACCACGCTTGAACCCATAATTGACGCACTAATTTTAGATAACAATATCTACGGCACTTTAGACTATAATGTGCTTAGTTACTAAGGAGTAATATGGCAAAACAAACGTTTACAACAGGGCAGGTGCTAACAGCTGCGCAAATGACTAGCTTGCAACAAACTGCAATGCTAGGAGGCGATGCTAGCGTTAAAGTAGCCAGCTACACATTGGTTGCGGCAGATGCGGGCACAACTGTTGCAATGAACTCTGCAAGCACAACAACAATTACAGTTAACACAGGATTATTTTCTGCTGGCGACACAGTGTTTATACAAAATAGAGGCGCTGGTGTTTGTACAGTTACCGCAGGCACAGCCACAGTAGCTTGTGCTGGCAGCCTTGCATTGCCACAAAATGATGCAGGTATTTTATATTTTACTAGCGCATCAGCTGCAACATTTTATGACTTTATACAAGTAGGTGCAGCATCACCACTTACAACAAAAGGTGATCTTTATGGTTTCAGTACATCAGATGCACGCATCCCTATTGGCACAAATGGACACGTTCTAACTGCAGATTCAACTGAGTCACTTGGACTTAAATGGGCTGCTGCTGCTGGTGGTTCAAGTTTTTCTGGCGCAAGATTAACTAAAAGCGTTGGACAAACACTTACAAATAATACTGACACGATGATAACTTGGGATGTTGAAACTTTTGATGTTGGTGGTTATCACGACAATGTAACAAATAATACAAGAATTACAATACCAGCAGGTAAAGCAGGTTATTATCAAGTAAGTGCAATTTTAAGTTATGCTGCAGGTGGCACTGGTCAAAGAATAATCCAACTTGCAAAAAATGGGGCAACTTTTAGTTACAACTTAATTGTAGAAAATGGTTTGGGTAGCGGTGGTTATCAAACAGTAACTTTTGCAGATATTGTTTATGGTGCGGTTGGCGATTATTTTGAAATTGCAGGACTACACTCACAAGGTATTAATCTCAATATCATTGGAAACAATGGTGACCCTGGTGCTAGTTTTTTTGCAATGTCTTTCATTGGAGCATAATATGGAACTATGGGAAAAAATTATTGAAGAGTATCCTGAAATTAAAGCAACAGATAATTTCAGGGATTTAGGTATTTGGTTGCGAGATGATGCAGATGGCGTTG